ATGAAGATCTTTTTATTAGAAAATGTAGCAGTTCTTTGAATTGCTAGATTTACTGGATCTCCCTCTGCATTTGCATCATCTGGATAGCCATCAACTTCATCTAGAAATAAATATCTAATTGGCATTGACCTAAGTCCAACTGCCGAATTTGCTCCCGTTAGAATTAGAACCCCACCAGGAAATTCTTTCATTAGCATTGTATTACCAGAATCTCTACTTCTTGGATCTTGAACCTTTTCTTTTAGAGCTGGGCAATTTTCAATTGCTGGATCAATCCTCATTTTTGAGGTTCTTTTTGCCGTCTCTACTGTTGGGTTAACAATTAGCATCGGCCCTGGCGCATGATGAATTACAAAACCCATCCAATTATTTCCGCACTCAGTTCCGCCAATTTGCGCGCCTTTCATAAAGACAACCTTTTCACAAGGGTTACTTGGTGAAAGACAGTCCATTATTTCCTTTAAATAAGGAGCTCTATCTGTTCTCCATGGTCCAGGCTCTGCCGATGATACTGAGGTTAAAATTCTGTGATTATCAGCCCACTCGGAAACATTGAAATTTGGATCAGGCTTTAGACCTTGGCAGAAGCTTTTGAAATATAGATCATCATAATTTTTCATTATTGGATAATTCTTCTAAAGCTTTAACTAATTCTAATTTTAATAATTCCTTCATCTCATGAATATCAGTTTTTCCAACCAGTTGAGGAATAACTCGATCAGGAATATTTAATATTCTGTCTCTAGTCATTCTTGCAGTATTGAAGGCTGTTATTTTTACCTCATCTACTGAGATTAATTTTTTAGATTCTTTTTCAAATTGAAGCCTTGTTAATTTAGCATTATAAGCCTCTTTTATAGCTCGGCTTTGTTGGTAGCTTGGCCCTAGTGGTGCAGAATTATAACTATTAGATTCTTGCTTTACTTCTTCCTTTTTTGTTTCTTTAACTTGGGCTGGATCAGTATTTTTTGACCATTGTTTATCTGCTAATTCTGGATCAATTTTATCATTTTTATTTTTGGTAATTCTGCCGGCTTTTATTGCCTTTCTAACAGCTCCATCCGTGATGCCTCGATGCCGTGCATAAGCTCTTATTGATAGCTCCATATTCTTTCATAAATTCTTTAAATAATTTGATTAAAAGTTCGATAAATAAGTGCTAATTGACTTGATAGACAAAAGATAAGAAGCTATACTGTACAAGGCTTTAGAGCTTATTTATTAACTTTAAATTTTATCAAAAAATGAGCAAAATAGAAAATATATTACAAAAATTAGGGCAAAATATTCAAAATCATGAACTAAGATTAAAATATGAGCTCAATAGAGATAAAGTTGTTTATTTAATGAACGAAATTACCAGATTAAAGCAATATGAAAGAAACCTTATGATGCAACTTGATGCCTAATAATAATTAATAAATATTTTAAATATGGGAACTTGGAATCTACCTCAAAGCTTAGAAAAAGCTAAAAAATTACAAAATTTACTCAAAAAACCGCTAATCGCACTTGATGCAGAAAATAAGCTTTATGATCTGCTAGGTGATGACGATTTATTTGACTCCATAATTGAAGAGCGAAGAGTTTTTGGTGATGATCTCGATGTTAGAGATTTAGTCAAATCTTCACTAGAATATTTCTTAAAAAATTCTAAAAATGCCACTAATCCTTGGGATAAAGAAGCCTTTAAAATTTGCCAATCCCTAATCTAAATTTTCTATTAATTTTTCTACCTCATTTAAAAGTAAAAAAGCAAAATCACTTTCTCGGTTATGCTGATTGTTTAAATTGTCAACTTTCCTTTTGGCAATTTCTACGGCTTTTTTGCCATGTTCATTAACCAGTTTTTGTGCCTCAATTTTTATTGAATTATGATCCTTCATTTGCCTTTTTTAAAATATCATCAAAAGCCTCTCCTGTAACTGATAGGATAGCTTTTTTATTAGTTAAATTTTGCCATCTTTTAATGATAACATCTAAATATTTCTGATCTAATTCTATCATTCTGCATCTTCTTTTTGTTTGCTCTGCTGCAATTAAAGTTGAGCCAGAACCGCCAAAGGGATCAAGAATAATATCATCAGTTTTAGATGAGTTTAAAATAGCTTTTTTAACTAATTCTACTGGCTTCATTGTTGGGTGAAGCTCGCTTTTATTTGGTTTGTTAAAATACCAAACATCACTTTGATTTCTGTCTCCACACCAGTAATGGTTATTTTTTTCTTTCCACCCATAAAGTATTGGCTCATATTGCCTTTGATAATCTGACCTACCAAGGGTGAAATGATTTTTTGCCCAGACGATGAAAGTTGACCATTTACCACCAGCATCAATGAATGCTTTTTGCAAATTATGAAGCTCTGATGAACTCATGCAAATATAGCAAGCTCCCTTTGTAAGCTCCAAAATATTTGAACAACAATCAAAAAGAAATTTAGGGAAATCATTACCTAGATTATCATTTAAAATAGTTCGCTGACCTGATGCGTTTTTATATTCTTTGCCAGTTTTAGAGTTTTTCTTACCAATTAAATTATCCTTCATGGTATTTCCATAATCCACATTATATGGCGGATCAGTGAAGGTCATATCAGCCAATTCGTTTTCTAAAAGAAGCTGGTAAGTTTCTATTTTACAAGAATCACCACAAATTAATTTATGATCTCCTAGAATCCAAATATCTCCTGATTTTGAAATTGGGTTTTCCTCAGTATCTGGAATATTTTCTTCTTCCTTTTGCTCGCCATCTTCATAAAGATTGGCAAATAGCTTTTCTAGCTCCTGATCTTCAAAGCCAATTAAATCTAGATCAAAATTTTCTTCTTTAAGATCATGAAGTTCATTTGCTAAAATTTCTTCATCCCAACCAGCATTTTCTGCTAATTTGTTATCGGCAATAATATAAGCGCGCTTTTGTGCTTCGCTTAAATGATCAAGAATAACAACTGGAACTTGTGGTAAATTTAGTTTTTTGGCCGCCATTAATCTTCCATGGCCTGCAATTATTCCTTTAGATCCATCAATTAAAACTGGGTTGGTAAATCCAAATTCAATGATGCTATTAGCAATTTGTACTACTTGGTTTTCCGAGTGAGTTCTAGCATTTTTAGAATATGGAATTAATTCCTCAACTGACCTCATCTCAATATGGTCTGCCATTTTTGGCAAAAAATCATCCTTCATAATTCTTTTGATTCTGTTTTACATTTAGCCAAATACATTCCATCGCTAAGAACTCGCCATGCATAAGCTGCAACCAGCGGAACCACTCCATTTCCAGAGGCTCGAATTTCGTCCACCCGATTGGCCATCCCATCAACCAATTTGTGAATTGCGGGTTTAAGGTTATCTGGGATTCGTTCCCACTGCTCATAGCTCGTGGGGCTTGGCGGCCAAGCAGGGAGTTGGTTGGAACATTCTTGCTCTTCGCATTCCCATCCTTCCAATCCCTTGTTGTTGGCGTTGCCCATGATTTTACCGCATGAACGCTGTGATCCCTGAGTTTCAATTTGGCTGCTTTGCCATCCCTCCATTCCATTATTCCACCTTCGCCATCTGAGGCATTGGGAGTTCTCCAATTTATGGCAGTGTTTTTTAATCCCTTGCCATATCCCAGACTCGTACTTCCTGGTTCCATCGCTCTTGGTGTTGGCCAGTTCTGAACTTCCACTTCCAATCTCGCTTTTGGATTGTTGTTCTTGATCTCGTTTTGGCATGGCCCGTTGGCAGATGAGCTTCTCACTGTTGGCCACATTTTGACAGTTCTGGCAAGTCCCAGTGATCCGTCTTTGCCATTCTTGTTGATTTTCCTCAAACTTCCTGTCGAGGTCTGCTTGTAAGTATCGTTGGGAGATATTATTGCTCCCACTGTTGCATCCGATGTCACAACGGTAGGCCAAAATAAACAGTCGTTCTCTTTTATGAGGAGCGCCGACTTCTTGCGCTGTAAACAAGCCTGCCTTAACTTTATAACCCAAGCTTGATAAGTCATTTGCGACTTGCTCAAATCCCAATCGTAAATGTCCGCCGACATTTTCAAAGAAGCAGATTGGTGGTTCAATTTCTGTGATGAGTCGTTTAATTTCTGGCCATAAGTGTCTTGGGTCTTTTTCAGCAAGCTTTTTTCCTGCGACACTAAATGGCTGGCATGGATATCCTCCAGTGAGGCAATCCACTTTGCCACGCCAAGCTCTGCCATCGAAGGTTTTAAGATCCGTCCAAATAGGTGCTTCATCCAAGGTTTTGTCTTGCATGCGCGCTTCCAAGATTGCGCACGCAAAGGCTTCGTTCTCGATGTAACCGACTGTTCTAGCAGAGGGAACAGCCAGCTTGAATCCAAGCTCGATTCCTCCGACTCCGCTGCACAGGGATAAAATTCTGAAGGTATGTGAATCCACACTAAATTTTCTTAAAATATTTTTCGTTTAAAATAAAAAAGCGCGTACCAGAATTTAATTGGTACGCGCCTTGATAGGTCTAGTAATGATAAGGCTTGATGCCTATTTCTTGAAGTGAGTGCGTACCCCTTTTAAAAGGCTAACGCTAAAAAAGTGCTGCGGTGGGCGTTACCCTCGATGGATAAAGGCCCGACAGTACCTATTTTATTCTGATAATTTAAATAAAGAAAGGGAGCATGTTTACTAACAAACACTTTTGTTTACTATTTGCTCAAAACATCCTGTAAATTTCTTCTAAAGATCATGCCAAAGGAGTCATTGACTGCCTCGGTAGTGACCTCAACCATATCAAATCTCTTCTCAATATCAGCTTCTTTGCGAAGAAAATATAAGATCTTCAATCCTCCACGCTTACGCTGTGCTATTACTTCCTTGCCTGATTTTGTTCTCATCTTGAAGGCATCGCCTGCAAGATAGGCGGATGGAGTATTTTTTGCCGTCTTTCTCTTAACATCCTTGATGTTGTTGTAGATCGGTATTGCAAGCCTGCCATCTCTGGCTTTCTTTTTACCTCCAGTTTGTTGTAGGCTAGCAAAAGCTGCCATGGTGTAAATCTGGGAGGTTAGGTTTTTCTTATTTGCTGGCTTGATTCTTATGCTACTTTCAAATCCGCCTGATTTTTTGCGAATATGAAATTCATCCCTGATATGCTTTTTA